GTAATCCCAAGCGTTTGAATCTGAACACTACGGTTCAATTGAGCGGTAATACGAACATCATTTCCGTATTGCTTAATTTTGGATTCTTTTTCGGCACGGCGACAGTTGTAGCCTAACAATTAAGGAGTAATTACCATGCCAGCAGTCGGCGGTAGTATTGAATCAATTACATTGAATGGCCGTAATTTTGCAGTTGCGGCTGATGCGGAAGCGCAGCGCAAAATTGGCGGTTTCGAAAATGAAGTTCAGGCGAATGGTGACGGTACGGCTCGCATCATTAAAACCCGCGTGCCTTTGGGTATTGACGGTTTGACCGTAGAAGTTGATGACAGTCGCGGCGACCAAGAATTTTTACAAGAGCTATCGAATCTGAATGATTATTTCGCGATTGCCATTTCGTACGCGTCCGGTGATACCTATCAGGGCACCGCGCAGCTTGTCGGTGAAATGCAGGCAAGTAGCCAGAATGCAACCGCGGCCGTTTCGTTGATGGGACCAGGCATTCTAACCAAACAATAAGGTTAATTAGGGCTCATATGCTGCGCGGGTCGCCCTATCCCTTTGCTTGCCTGTTTGGTTACTGCCATGACGGCGGGCTCACCTGTTTACGCGGGGCGCGGCACCAAATAAATAGGGCAAACTCATGACAACCGAAACACCGACAGAAATAGTGGCACTTGATGCCGCAAAGCACGAATTCGATCGATTCGTAACCTGTATGGATCTCGATGTCGATACGTCCGAAATGGATGCGGACGACCTGACTCAGTTCAACAAACTAAAAAAGCGACTCATTCGCGCGATTCAAAATGCATCATTGGTCATTAATGACGATGGCGAAGCGATCTATACGCCTCAAAATACGAAATCGAAAATCAAAGATCCGATTACATTCCATGAACGCACCGGCGCATCATTGATGGCCATGGATGGTAAAAAAAGTAACCATGATGTCGCTAAAAGTTATGCGGTGATGGCTGATATGTGCAAGATTCACCCGAACGTATTTGCCGGCCTGGTCGGTGTTGACGTTAAAATCTGCGAGGCACTTTTCGCACTTTTAATGGATTAGTCTGCACTCCGTTAATCCGTAGCGGTGCAGACGCGAAATTACCAAACGGAGAAAATGTATTCCAAGTGGTATACACTGAAATGCTGTACCAGGTAGCTCGCGATTATTCTGGATTGCCGGACGTTAGAACATTAACGGCGCGGCAGATTCGATTTTTTTATCAAGGGCTACGAGGCGAATTGATAGAACATACGAAATCGAGGTAATGACATGGCGGGCCGGTTTAGTGTCGAAGCCGTTTTTAAAGCAGTTGACCGTATAACGGCTCCCGTATCTCGGATGCAGAATCGCGTCGGGAAACTTACCCGTGGTATGACCCGTGGATTTATGAGAGTCAATCGGGCTTTAGACAAGACTATTCGCGGCTTAAAACGTGCCGGTAGAACAGCGCTTAAAGTTGGTGCGATTGGTATTGGTGCTGTAGTTGCTGGTCTCGGTCTATTAATACGACAATTTTCTAAAGTAGAGGACGCGGAAGCCGCATTTACGCCATTATTGGGTGGTGCGAAACGTGCCAAGGAATTGGTGCAGGCGTTAAACGATACTGCCGCCTCGACCCCTTTCCAATTTGAGACCTTGGCCAGTTCGGTTAGTCAATTATTGCCTGTAATGAATGGCGATATTCAGAATACTATTAAAACGATTCGTATGATGGGTGATACGGCCGGCGGCAATGCTCAAAAATTAGAATCAATCACCCGAGGATTCACGAAAGCCATGCTCAAGGGCAAGGTCGATATGGAATCGTTAAACATGATTGCAGAGGCCGGGGTACCCATATTTACAGAATTGGCCGATTCAATGGGGGTTAAGGTTAATTCCGCGTTTTTCAAGATGATTAGCGCCGGTAAAGTTACGACTGCGCAATTAACAAAGGCTTTCGAGAAAATGACCAATAAAGGCGGTGTTTTCTTCAAGGGCATGGAGATCGCTAGTAAAACAACAACTGGTCTATTTTCGACCCTCAAAGATAATATATCGCTCACTGCTGCCGAATTAGGTTCGGTATTGGCGCCTACGATCAAAGAATTAATCGGAGACGCTACGAAATTGGCCCAATCTATTCGTGAATGGGTGAAAAATAACAAGGAGTTAATTCGCGGCAAGTTCCTGGATTTCGTTCAAGGTGTGGCTACTACGTTTAAATTCCTGTCTGAGCATGGGGTAACGATTCTCAAAGTTATCGCCACCGTAGTCACATTAGCCGTCGTATTGAAAACCCTTGTCGGGGTATTGACGCTCGTTAATTTGGTGATGGCCGCTAATCCTATTACGATAATGGTTGTTAGCGTCATTGCTTTAATAGCGGCTCTTGCGTCATTGGTGACATGGGTCAAGGCTGTTCGTGGCTCTCTTTCTACCGCAAAGGACGAGGGCGACGAGTTCGACGACGATTTCGACGACGATTTCAATGATGATCGCGCGTCGATGGTGAGCCCACAGGCTAGGGTCGCTCGCAGTATCGAAGAGCAACGGACCACGAGCACCGCGGAAGTGACGATAAAGGACGACACGGGACGAGCGGAGGTTACAGGCGGTAAACTTGGCAATGGCCTTACATTACAACAGGCGGGGGCGTTCTAATGACTTGGCAATCCAGAATACGCGAGGCCGCATATACATCACCGTCGGGCGTTCGAATTACGTTCGACTATGAGAATGTCAGCAAACGAGTAGATAAAAAAACGACCGGGTTCGAGTTTCCCGACGCGAACGGTACGTTCGTGCAGGATCTTGGCCATTCCGGGCGTCGTTATCCTTTGCGCGTATTCTTTTGGGGCAATGATTATGACGAAGAGGCAGCACTATTCGAGGCTGTATTGCTTGAAACGGGTACCGGTCGATTGGAACACCCGATTTACGGCACTGTGGATGTCGTACCATTTGGCACAATAACCCAGCGCGACGATCTCAAGACTGCAGCAAACCAGGCGGTTATCGAGGTTACTTTCTGGGAAACGACGAATATCGTCTATTCGAATGTGCAAGTTGATCCTGGCGCGGCATTGTTGGCGGCTGTTGGCGAATTTAACACGGCGTTTGCTGCTGAATTCGACGAGGTTACGAGCTTAGACAGTGCCGTCGAACAGGCCAGTTTTAAAAATTCATATCAAACATTGCTCAATGGTACATCTAGTGGATTGGAGAGTATCGCGAATACTCAGGATGATGTACGTCAACAATTCAATGCGATTAATGACTCGATTGATACGGGGATTGATATATTAATCGGCCAACCTACGACGCTGGCATTTCAAACAATGCTATTAATACAGACTCCTGGGCGTGCACTGACGAATATAGAAGCCCGGCTCGATGGTTATAGTAATTTATTGACGTCGATTATTACCGGCGATGGCGCCGTGGTGTCACCTGGCAACGATTCGCGGAATTCGAATAAATTTCATAACGACGATCTATACGCATCGACTTATATCACCGGCCAAATAATTTCGGCGATCAATAATCAATTTACGATTAAGACGGATGCGATAGCAGCGGCCGACGTTATTTTGACTCAATTCGAGAATGTGACGAACTGGCGCGATGATAATTTCGAGTCATTGTCCGAAGTCGATACGGGCGGCTCATATCAGCAGCTACAAGAGGCTGTCGCGCTGGCTGCGGGATTCTTGGTACAGATATCATTTTCGCTTAAACAAGAGCGCCACGTCGTTTTAGAACGTCCTCGCACCTCTCTGGACCTTGCCGCCGAACTTTATGGCGAAGAGTTCGAAGATTTGCTCGATTTCTTTATTGATTCGAACGGTCTAAGCGGTTCCGAAATACTCGAAATACCGCGAGGGCGCGATATTGTCTACTACGTATAAAGTTGTCGCAGGCGATACATTCAGTTTAATTGCGCGAAAGGAATATGGCGCCGAAGATAACGCCGATTTAATCGCCCGCGCGAACCCCGGTCTATTGGAACCGTTGACGCCGGGGATTAGCATTATAATCCCGTTGTTGCCAACCGCCCCCAAGGATTTAATACAGCAAGCCGATTCGGATAATATCGACGAGGTAGCGATACTGATCGATAAAAATCGATTCAGATTTTGGAGTAATATTCGTATTACGCGCGCGATCGATTCCATGGATACCGTTAGTTTTTTAGCGCCATTTCAATCGGATATGCCGGGGTTTCGTACTGCATTTCGACCGTTTGAATACAAGGACGTCGATATTACTGTCGGTGGCCAATCGTTGTTTACCGGGACAATGGTTGCTGTTGATCCTGATATAGAGAACGATCGACGAACCATTGCAGTAAATTCCTATGCCCTCCCCGGCGTACTCAACGACTGCATGGTACCGGCCAGTATGTCGGATAAATTGGAGTTTAAAGGCCAAGGTCTGCAGGAAATAGCGACTACGTTAGTGGCACCATTTGGGCTCAGTGTTGAGTTTCGTGATGATCAAGGCGCCATATTTGGCCAGGTCGCAACAAAATCAAATAAAACGATCCTGTCGTTTCTCATTGATCTAGCGAAACAGCGAAATTTAATCATATCGAGCACCCCCCGAGGCGCGTTGTTATTCTGGAAATCCGTCGAGCTTGGAACCCCTGTCGCACGATTGCAGCAAGGGGAATCCCCGGTTTTATCAATATCGGCGAAATTCAATCCACAAGGGTATTACAGCCACATTACAGGCATGGAGCCCACATCGGTGGGGCTGTCCGGTTCACAATTTACGGTTAAAAATCCGAGGTTAGAGGGCGTTATACGTCCGTTCACCTTCAAATTGAAAGACACCAAAACCGCAGACGTTAAAACGGGTGTCGAAGCTAAAGCGGGTCGCATGTTTGCCAATACTGCGGCGTACTCGATCGTTGTGGATACCTGGCGCGACCCAGCCGGCAATTTATGGGAGCCGAATACAACCATTACCTTGATAGCACCGGATGCGATGATTTATAACGATTACGAATTTATTGTCCGATCGGTTGAGTTCAACAGGGATCGAGATTCGGAAACTGCGATTTTGGATCTCGTGATACCGGGCTCATTCAGTGGTCAAATACCGGAGTTGTTACCATGGGACGAATAGCAAATTTACTGTCATTTATACGGACTACCCGGAATGGCGCCAATGTAAGCGACGTTAAAGTCGATCCCGGTGGTGGCTATAATGTCACCGTGGAACATTATTCGGCGCCAGGTGATGATTCACACCCATTAACGACCGATTACGTACATATCAATAGTAACGAGCGATCAGGTGGTGAGAATGCGATCGGATATTTAGATCCACTTAATGCAGGCGTCGCGCAACCAGGCGATAAACGAATCTATGCGCGCGATGCAGACACCGGTTTAACGGTGGTCAGTTGGTGGCTTAAAAATGACGGTTCGGCGATTTTAGCGAACGCGCTCGGGTCGATTGAATTGCTCGCAGATGGTAGCGTTAATATTAATGGCGTTATTATTGATTCATCGGGTAATATGATTATTCCGGCAAGTCTCGTACTTAACGGTAAGGAAATAGCAGAGCATGACCACTCGCAAGGAAATGATAGCGATGGTAGCGTTGAACAAGATACAGGACCGAATAACTAATGGCTCAAGCAGGCGACGTTTTATTATTCCAGACAGACGACGGCGGCGAAATTAACATCGCTAACGGTCTATTGGAAATGTCCGGCGGTCTGGAAACTGCCGCTTACGTATCGTTATTTGGTGGTAATGAGAATGACGACGGTCTATCGGAAAATGGGCTTAACTGGTGGGCTAATTTCAGCGAAACAGATCCGGCATTTGCATACCGTAGCGAGACCCAATTTTTGCTAAAATCATTACCGGCCACGACCGCCAATTTACGCCGTATTGAAGATGCCGCGAAACGTGATTTAGCCTGGTTTATTGAGAAGAAAGTCGCGTCGTCCGTTGTGGTTTCTGCCAGCATTCCGGGGTTGAATCGGGTCACTATAACCGTTGATATCGAAGCACAGGGCGAAGAGTCTAGCTTTGAATTCGCAGAGAATTGGAAGGTTTCAACATGAGCTTAACGACACTAACGACAAAAGAAATTAGCGAAAATATCGTCGCACAAATGGAGGCGTCGTTTAATCAGACAATCCCATTATTGCCGAAGTCATTTTTACGAGTGCTCGCTAAGGTTCTGGCTGCCGTATTCGTATTGCTTTATAAATACGGCGGATTTATGTTCCTGCAAATATTCGTGCAGAGTGCGTCCGCGAACGACACTACCGTCAATGGTGTTGTACTCAATCCATTGACTGAATGGGGGCGGTTAATTGGTGTCGGCGATCCCGTGGCCGCTACGAATGCGGAATTATTGATTGATATTACCGTAGAGAATCAAGTCGGTTCGCTTCCGTCAGGTAGTCAGTTGGTAAATAGCGACAATGGGGTAACGTATATTACGATCGGTGCCGTGTTATTGAATGCAGCAACTGTGCAAGCGAATATTCGAGCCGTATCGGATCAAACAGGCGGAGGCGGCGCAGGGGCTATTGGTAATTTGAATCCGGCCGATATCGTCTCGTTTGCTAATCCGCTTGCGAATGTCGCTCGCGATGCCGTTGTAGATTCCCAGGTTACAACCGGTGCCGATGCCGAAGCAACCGAGGTTTATCGTCAGCGTGTAATAGATCGCTTCCAGAAGAGGCCACAAGGCGGTGCGCTATCCGACTATGAGATATGGGGTGAAGAGGTCGCCGGTATCGTTAATGTTTATCCGTACACGAGTGATGATCCCGGCCAGGTTGATGTATATGTCGAGGCAACGGTTGCGAGTTCGGGAGATCCTGACGGCATTACCGACGTCAGCGCAATTGCAAGCTGTATTAGATTCGATCGAACTAGATGAAAACGGGCTCGCAAGTCGACGTCCTGCCAATGCGTTGGCGAATACAATTGCTATTACCCGTGTCGGTTTTGATAGTACGGTCAGCGATTTAGCCGTTGATAATCTTGCCGCTGTACAGGCATCTATTGAAACGGCTATTACTGAATTTTTCCTTGATGCCGAACCATTTATCGACGGTCTCACCGTACCGCCGCGACAGGATCGTATCACTCGTGCAGCATTGATCGGATTGGTTGAAGATATCGTATCGGCTGAAAATGGCACATTTACGACGGTTACATTTACGCCGACTACAGTTGCCGGTAGTTTGGAAATATATATTTTGCAGCAAGGGGAGAAAGCGAAACTAGCCACCCCGGTAACATTCATCTAATGTTTTTTCGCATCTTTCAGCACTTACTACCGAACGCGCGAGCGTGGCGAATCGTAATTGATAAACGATTGCGCGAACTATTCGAAGGGCTTTCCGGTACCGGTAGTGATGTTAAGACATTTATCGACGAAGTTTGGCTCGATATATTTCCCGAAACTACTCGTGAATTAGATGCCTGGGAGCAACAATTCGGATTGACTGATACGCTCACAGTCGAACAGGATCGCCGCGATAGATTAGATGCCACATGGAAGGCGTTGGGCGGTCAATCACCGCGATATATTCAGGATACATTGCAGGCGGCTGGGTTCAATGTATTCGTGCATGAGTGGTGGGTACCGGGTAGCGAACCCCCTGTCGGGACACAGGGACCGGCTACGGCGCGGAATCCGTTTGATTTCCTAAATGATGGAACGGGGGGGTTTTCATTTCTTTCGAACGATGGCGGCGCCGACATGCAAGATGGCGATTTAGCTGTTGCAATGGATGGTGCACAATCTGAACCGCCAGGTTATCCGCTGGTTAATAAACTACTGATACCATCTGTCGTACTCAGTCTGAGCGATGGGTCGCTTGATATGCAGGATGGCGACGCGCTTGCGATGGATGGCGCCGACATAACCGTTTATTCACCTAAAATCTATGTATTACCGGCCGATGTCACCAAATACCCATATTTCCTGTATATTGGCGGCGAAACCTTCCCGGATCAGGCCGATGTGGATACATCGCGTCGTAATGAATTTGAAACTTTATGCTTGAAAATTTGCCCTACACAGCAATGGTTGGGTATTCTTGTAACTTACATATAAGGAGCCTCGGAAATGGCACTTAATCTAGAAACGAAATACCCCGGTCGGATCACTGCATCGGACGCGAATTATGATTACGGTAGTTCTAAAGACGAAACCGCGCCAGGTGCCGGTGATGGTACGCCGTATGAGGAAGCACGCGCGAATGATGTTTTCGGAATACAGCAAGCATTATTGAAAATATCGGGGATTGTTCCGAGTGGTAATGCTGATACGCAAATCGCATCGCAATATTTACAGGCTCTTATCGAGCTTGCAATGGGTCGAGCTACTAATTATGACGATAGCGGCGCCGCTGATGTTTACGAATTGGATGTACAAACAAATCAACAGGCACCGGCTAGTTTATTTGATGGAATGATCGCCGATTTTATTGTCGGAAATACAAATACTGGTGCATCAACTGTTAACCTTGCTGGTCTCGGTGTTAAAGATATCGTTGGTACAAGTGATGGCGGCGAGTTAACTGCTGGAGAACGAGTAAAATTACGTTATAGAACGAGCAGCGGTGACTTTGAAATTGTAATAGCGCCGGTATCAGTTTTACCAGATTTTCAATCTGGTCTTGAGTTATCAAATGCGGCTGATGCTGATCATGATATTACCATGGCAGCGGGTCAAGCTACTGATAGCACGAATGCATTTTCATTAAGTTTATCAAGTGCTCTCACGAAACAAATAGATGCAGCTTGGGCGGTAGGTGATGCCGCAGGCGGTTTATTTAGCGGAACAGTAGCGGCAGATACTTTTTATCATATATTTGTAATCCGTAAAGATTCAGACGGTTCTATTGATGTAGGTTACGATGTCAGCATTACAGCCGCCAATATTCCTGCAGGTTATACCGCTTTCCGCAGACGTGGATATCTAAAAACGGATAGTGGTGCGAATATTAGTACGCTCATTAGTATTGATACGAGTAGTAAAACTGTTCAAGTTGTGACTTTGATTGACGGTGCAGTAGCAACCGGCACAACCGTCATTCCGTACGACGATACCATCCCGCAAAATACAGAAGGCAATGAATTTATGACGTTGGATATTATACCGACAGATATCGATAATATCTTAGTCATTGACTCCATAGTAAATATGGGATGGTCGTCATCCGAACGCAGGGGTGCCATGGTATTGTTTCAGGATTCTGTTGCTAATGCTTTAGCAGCAGATTTTTGTACAAGGGATAACGCTGCCGATGAACCGACACAAGTCTCTATGAGACACGTTATGGTAGCGGGAACAGTAATAGCAACAACAATGAAGATTAGAGCCGGAACCGATGCGGCTGGTACAGTAACTTTCAATGGTGTTAGTGGTGGCGGAAAATATGGCGGCGTTATGGCATCCTCTATAACTATTACGGAGTATAAGGCATGAGTATGACAATTGATGTGGTAATAGGATGGAAGCATAACCATCAACCAGGGATGTGTTGTAAAATGGTAGATGATGCAATGACTATTGTAGAATTTCCTGGAGGTATTCCAACCCAAGAAGATCAAGACGCATGGACCGCCGAACATGATGCTTGGATTGCTTCTGGTGGTGAAAAAGAAGCCGAAGCGGATAAAATGGGCAACTTGAAAAAAGCAATCATTGCCAAGGCCACTGTTGATTACGCCGCTATCGCAGAACTTCGCACCGCGTACAACACATTGCCGAAATATCTAAAAGCAATCCGCGACGAATATCGAGATTCGTTATAATGGCGTTCGCACTCAGTAACCGATCGAAACGAAACCGCGAAGGTATTGACCCTCGTTTGATCGAGATTGACGATCTAGCCATAACGCTAACCTTGGTCGATTACGGTCATGGCGACGACGCTGGTTTGCGAACTGCTGATCGACAATTTGAATTATTCAGTGCTGGTAAATCTAAGGCCGACGGGTACGATAAATTAAGTTTGCACCAGCGCAATGTGGCCACAGGTTACGGCGAAGCGCTCGATTTCTATGCGTTCGTGGATGGGCACGCGAGCTGGGAGTATGAACATTTAGCCATGGTGGCCGCTGCATTTTTTCAAGCTGCATCGATGCTCGGTTATCAAATCGAGTGGGGTGGGTTGTGGAAGTCACGAACGCCTAAGATAATCAACGGCATTCCCTATGGTTGGGATTGTCCACACATTCACTTAGAGGATTTAGGGCTATGAAATTATGGGACATTGTTAAGACGGTTGGATCTGGAATTATCAAAACCGCTGTTCCAGGTGGTGGCATGATCATCGACATGGTTAACGGATTTTTACCAGACGATAAAAAACTACCCAACACTGCGACCGGTAACGATGTAAACAACGCGATCGCGAATTTGCCGCCTGAACAACAGGCGACAATCATGTCAAAGGAACTTGACGTCGAGTTGACCCAGATCAAAGAATCTAATTCTACAGTGCGTGCCATGCTTGACTCGGACGCACAGAATCCACACACGACGCGACCCTACATTGCAAAAAATTCGTTTCATGTTATCGCGTTCGTGATAGTTGTAACGATATCGATGTGGTCGTACGGTATCATCAAGCAAGATGCGGAATTGATCGCTGCGGTAATGGATGGATGGCCGTTTGTAATGGCTGTCGTTGGTCCTCTGGTTACATTGCTATGGGCTTATTTCGGTGTGCTCAAACAGGAGCACAAGAATAAACTCGACGCTGCTAATGGCGCGTCGACACCGACAGGAATTACCGGTATATTATCCACACTTCTGACACGTAAATGACAACTAAAAAGATGGAACACGGTTTTTTACCCTACGCCGCGGAGCTAACGCACAATCCAAAAGCCTCCGCGGTAGTATCTGTTTTGGCTGGCGGCGCCGGCATTAGTACATTGTTTAATTGGGTTTCCCAGGGCATTGGTATCACAGCCTCGGCCGCCGGATTGGTTTTAGCTATCGTAGTGATTCGTAAATCGATACTTGAGCATAAAAAAATACAATTAGAGATTGACGGAATTAAACGACGCGAAGCCAGGCGCACAAAGGAAATACAGGATCGTGACGACCACGGCAAGACATTACGAAGAGATAGCGATCGTTAAATGATTTTCGAGTATCAGCCCCATGTGATGAATTACGCCATGCACTTCCTGGCCTGACCCGTTCGGGATAATATAAATTCCATTCGGGTCGAAAGTTTCTTTCATATCTTCGATAATCTCTCTAACAGTAATCCCAGCTTTTACTTGCCGCGAATATGAAGTCATTAATGCGATCATCCATTGAAATGACTTCATATCCTTACTATTAACGAAAAATGCTTCCGGTTCGGAGTGGCCGACAATAGTAAAGTAAAAAGCGTTATTACTTAACGGGGGCGCCCTGAATTTATACGTATGGCTTGGTGTACCTTCAATATCCATTGCTTACTCAATGCATCTTTGATTTTGCTGCATCTTCATTCATTTTCGCAACGATCGGCGCTAATTTAACTATATCGTCGGTATGAACCATTAAAGTAGTGCATTCAGGGAACGGTCCTTTAAGCTCTTCGTATTCGTAGTCGTTAGCGTCTAACGTTTCCCGAAATATTGAGAGTTTCCAATTATCCACTACAATAGCCGCTTTCATTATTTGATTCCCCAGAGCGGATTAACGAGTTTTTCCGCTTCCGCGATGTAGTAATCGTAATTGATATTCACCCGTTGCGCATCGACCATATCATTGCAGGGCGTGGCCAACCAGCCAACATTTAGACCGGTGCGTCGGATCTCGTATTTCGATTTGTTTTTCGTATTGATCCGCTCGTCCCATGGCAGCCCTGTGGTATCTAGTTCGTGCGCAGGCGGTGGTACAAACGACGGGGGATCAGATAATACTTTCAATTCAGCAATAACGCCGCGGTAGAATGAATCCGTAAGCCCGTTAGCGCGCTTCCAAGTGCCGACAGCATGGCCGTTCGCGGGCGCGCTAACCTTCGTTAACGTTCCGCCACCATGGCTGATGTAATACCGTGTGATGCGCTGTAGGGCTCTCTCGTTGCCTGCCTCGTTTATTATCAGCTGATCGGCACGTCCGACCTTGGTACGTAACATGAAATCCATTATATCCGGGTGGTTCGTTATGAAATCAGTAATATCCTGACCGTGAACGAGGGCGGCCTCGGCCGCCTTTGGTATCACGAGTGCCGAATGGTTCTGGTGCCAATCTATGCAGCGATCGGGGTGCCAGTCGGAGCCTTCGGATAGCCTGGTTAAATGTGCGTAGGCACCTTTATTTTTCAGTTTCCCGCCTTCGTATTCCGCGATGTAATTATTAACGTCACGAATGAACATACGCGAATAGATAGCGCTCTCTAATTCTAAGCACGTAAATTTTTGCCACCATTCGCAAATGTGATTCATTTGGTCGATGTGCCGGCGCGGTAATCGAATCGTCAAGCCGTCCGTATTGATCTGGATCATTTGCAAATCTGGAATATCAATTAAAAATTCAGCAAGCAGACAAAGCAATAATTGACCATTGATCGTAATCGACATCATATATTGTGAATCATAGAATGGGCTGTATTTATTGTTGCTATCACCGTACACACCATTAAGCGCGAGTTTCAACATGGCATTTTCGGGAGTCCCTTTCTTGTATTGGCGACGCTGTTCGAACACGTCCTGATAGATACCACAGAATTCGTCGCTAAGGTGGCGGGGGAACAATCTATTTACAATGGCCAGATTAGGGTAATAACTGGCGACGTCCCAATCGTAGATTACATATTCGTCGTCAGACGACACGATCGCGGAATCGATTGACCCATGGATACCGCCGACACCGAAATCGTATTTAAAGCCCCGGACTTCCGCGCTCAGACCTTTAAATACACCCTTGGTCTCGGTGATGATCTGCGAGGCGAGCCATTGTTTTACGCGTTCGAATTCAGGCGTTTTGAAATTTATATACGGGAATATAACCTCGCGAATGTTGATCGAATTACGAATCGTTTGTCTGGGATGTCGCTTCCCGTCTACGCGCATGTAACACGAACCGGGGAGTTGTTCCTCTAGCCGCATGATAAAATAGTCTTTACCGATCTTCGTATCGTTGTGATTGAGGAAATTTCGCGAATACTTCGCGCTCAATTCGTCGCGAAAATCAATCAACGGGATCGATTCAATATAAAATTTCTCAGTTTCATCGACATCGTGGTCATTATATTCGATCAATGTTTGTATCTGGTCGATAGTCAGGGGGTGGCCTGGCGGGAATGGTAGATCCTCGACGGTCTCCGAACGCATGTTAAATTCGAGCATCTTAAGAGATGTAGACCGAGCCTCGTTGTCGAAATGGTGCACCTTATATAAATCGATCTGTCGAATGTGTGTATCGCTATCCCAGATCACATTGTCAAACCGGCGGTGCCATGGTGTCGCGATGATGCTGGCGGCTTTTTTGTAGATATCTTCGACGGTGAGCGATAAATGGGCGTAGTCAATAATAAGGTGAATTACAGGGTAATCGAAGCCAATATTATTAAATCCCACTAACCGACAATTACTGTACTTTAATGAGAATAAGAATTCGGTTAATTCCCCTAACTGATTTTTACGGTCGCTAACCTCAAATATTAGCCGTGTGCCGGTGTTTACGTGCTTAAACGACGCGGTAAATATATTCGGGTAGGTCTCTATATCGTAGATCCAGTCGCGGGGGTCGAATGGTACGAAATCGCTGAATGCCTCGGGGGTATTGCAATATGGACAATTCGCCAGGTGTTGTTGATAGAATTTACCGCACCCATTAATCGAATCGCACTGCCGGCGCCCTCTCACTTCGACCACTCATAAGTAGGTATTAAAAATGCGTAGGTCCAATTTTCTCGATCGCTTTCGAGTAATCCAGTTTTAAATGGGCTTGGGTCATGTACTACTTTACCATTGAGACCTATAACCGCATGTTGTGTGCCACGCTCAGATTTACCATATATCATGTGGTATACCGATGTAGATATGGGGAATTTTTCCCACGGTGTTATTTCTAAATGAAACAAATCTATCGCTGCTAAAAAATCGTTAAATGATTTTTCGAACTGTTCATCGTCACCAGACTCAAAAAAATGCGGAATTTCTTTAATGGACACTTCCAATAACGAAGCGATGCAAGCACGTTGACAATCACCATAATGACCATTATCAGGATCGTGCAAAATCGATTGATCTACTGGGATCACTTACCAGCCTCGGCAATACCTATCGATTCGGCAGTCAATTCTTTGGATGGCCCCCAGATAAAGCCTATTACAGCCCAAAGTACCTTTAATTTCGCAATGGTACCTAAACGGGGAATATTGACCACGTAACGACCCCGTTTAATTGCCCTTGGCGCGGCACTCTTCGCACGGGCTTTAATAAGGTCGGTATTATGGGAGAGAATGAAATCGCCAGTTAGATCGAGGCGTTGTTTTCCCCTGAATAAATAGTAATACATGCTACCTCGCTAACTCTTCGATTTTACGTTCTACGTCGGTGGCTGATAATTGAGCTTTCATACCAACTGAAATTACGAGCACCATGTATCGCACGTCGTCGACTCTTTTAGCGTCTAACACACGACGAGCCATTGTCCGCAATTCCTGTCTGCTGTATGCCATATCGATACCGAGGGTTAACGGCCGCCCTCCGGGGGCGGCCGTTGATGATTAAACGCGTGGAAGGGGTGCGATTTGTTCGTCAGACCAACCGGCAGTTTTGAGTTGGTTGATGGTATACACCGTGCCATTGGCGTTGACTTTTTGCTCGCCGGGGTCCAGAAACTCCGGGGCGGGTGCTATTGCTCCCGGTACAGCTGGTGCAGGCGCGACAGCCGCAGGAGTAGGGACCGCAGGAGCCACAGGAGCAGGAGCGACAGCCACAGGAGCAGGAGCGACAACAGGAGCAGGCGCCATGCCAACAGGTGCAGGAGTTGCGGAAGCCAAGGGCGTGGCACTGGCTCCGACAGGTAATGCCACGGGTGTTCCGCCAAATACTTGATCGCCGCTTGGTCCTGTAAATATCTCTTCGCCATAACCCACCAGTTCGACCATGGAATGATTCAGGAATACGCCTGGTTGTTGCGCTGACCCATTACCCTTAACACTACCGTACACCCGGACGTAATACCCGCGTTTGATCATGTTGGGGTCAACCACTTGTACGAGATTACCAGTACCATCGCGATTGTAGCATTTAGGTGCAAAACCGCCTGAAAAATTCAGAATCCAATGACCTGGGAAGCCTTCACGATCGCACGGTTTCTTGCCTTTCGAATTCGGTTGCTGGCTATCTCCGTCGATAACCTTGAACGCGAATGCTGGGTTAAGACAATTGCCGGAAGCATCGAAAAGGCTCGGGAAACTCTCTCGTGCCTTACCGTGGATTTTAGCCCATATGTCATTATAGCCGGGGTCCGTTTTAGGTATGGCGACACCCAGATAATAATCGACACGAGGCTTGCCAATATTAGGCCCATTTTTGATAACTAACGGGTTGCCCTCTGCATCTTTTGTTTGCGGTTCGAAACAGTCGCCCATTACGAGACGAGCGGCCGGGGTTAATATTTCTGTTACTTGTGTAGTCATGAGTTAAACACCTGTTTGGCTTTGTTTTCGTTATCCGGCACTAATTTTAGCCCGGTACGGGGTTTTTCACTGTAGGCAGCGACAAGAGCATCATCGACACCCTTGGTGCGTGCTTGATTGGGAGTTATTACTTGATCGGGTTTACGCAAATCATTACCTATCATATCACCGAGGGCGATAACTTCTGGTATTGGTTTGGCCCATCGTTCACGACCGATACCTTGTTCGAGCATCCAGCCAGGAATATTTGCGCCAGATCGAATTTTGCTCTTAACCTGCTCTTCGAAACCTGATTTTAAATAGTCCAGTTGTTTGGCTGCGCGTTCAATTATCGCATACTGTACACCGAGCGCATGGAGCGACAATTCTATCGGTGTGGGTTGTGATGCGGCCTCGTAAAGTTTGATGCCGGCTATTAAAGCAGTATCGCAATTCGCGCGTGCGCTGCAGTCTTTACAATGCGGGCCAGAACGACAAATCGCATTAGGCCCAAGCGCTTCGTGCGCATTGGTGTGTAAAATATTAATATACGGACGGAGTTCGGAAGCCTTAACAACCCATTCGCGAATCGATCCGTCGCGATGAAATGCGCGAGGTTGTACGATTCTAAGGTGTACGGTTATTGCTTGATCGTCGAGCCCATTGGTGTCTAATTTTTCAAGTACACCAGCTGCATAATTAATTAACTGCCAGTTTTCAAATACTTCAACGATGCCGTATCCAAATTTGTAATCCCATATATAGAGATTAAGACCGTGTTGGTCGAAAATGACCATATCAGGTGTGCCATATGACAGCTCGTGTATACGTGGAGCCATTACGAGTTTTTCAATTGCGAAATATTCACTACCGAAAACACGGGTTTCGCGCATGACTTCGCCGACATCATTTGCAAAAACTTCTGCCGCCTCGAACATTTCATCCGTGAAAATAACGCCGTTCGATGCGGGTCGCCCTATCACATCGTTTAATAATACCGGCAGCGCTTGAGCTGCACGATAAATCATTAAAGCGCCTATTTCATGCGAAGCAGTACCGTTTTTGGCATCTTCTGATTCTTCCGTGTCTGGGAATTGTTGGGCCATGAGTGGCCAGCCCGTGCAACCGTCTGGCGCACCCCAACGGTGCGCAGACGATGGGGCTATTATGGAATGACTCATTTAAGCCGGAACACCAACGACCGGGAAGAGTTCGGCGTCAACCGCTGGGATCAGATCCGGGCGAGCTGCGAGTAATGCCAAAGACTGCAAACCCTGTCGATTAACGGCAGCCAGCACAACTTCGTTAGTAAGCTGGGCGCTGGTAATTTTCGACATCAATTCGGGGAAAGTAACACCGACAACAACAGCTGCCGGGGGCGGAGGTGTAACAACAGCGGCCGGGGGCGGAGGTGTAACAGCGGGTGTAGCGGTAACAGGTGCGGCCGGGCTTGCGGCCATGGCTGCTTTAAGTTCTGCTTCGACTTGAGCGACATAATCTGTATCAACGCCGCGTTTCTTTTTCCATTGTTGCGATTTAGCGAGCTTCGTTTTCTTGCCCGAGTGGATTCGCGAATCCCAAGGAATACCATCTGTATCAAGTTCGACGCCTACAGGAGCGACCGGAGGCGTAGCGGCTGGTGGTGTCGCAACGGTAGCGGCTGGTGGTGTCGCAACGGTAGCGGCTGGTGGTGTCGCAACGGTAGCGGCTGGTGGTGTCGCATCTTGATCCTTGCCCATACTCGACGCCATGTCAGTAAGTTTTGCGGCCGCTTCGTTAAGTGCGTCCTGTTCGAGTGGGACGGTAATTGTAATAGAGGTTTCCATTGTTGTACCCTTTTGGTTATTGACGATGCCGACTCTATGCTATATTGTCCGACTCGTCAATACAACATAAATCTATAATTCACCATGAATACTAACCTGTGGTTGTTGCTTGGAATTTTTATAATGGCTTTTGCCATATCTGTAACGATTATATTGTCAATTGAAAGTTGTAATCGTTGTAGAAATTGGGTAATAACAAAATGGATGTTATTTCTACTTCGATTAATTGCTTATATATGCCTTTTAACTGCGTGTACACTCACATGGTCGTTAGCTTGGAGTAATTGGTAATGGATAATAAAAGCCCTCATAACTGGATCGCAAACGGTGGTCGTGGTGGTGAACCTCGTTTTTCGATGGATAAGCGAATAGCTGACGTGCCGTTAATGCACGTATGTTGTAACGATTGCGGGATTCAAGCACGATTCACCAGGAAACAATGGGACGATTATAATAAAAATGCAGCTTCGACCGTACCAGGCGGAAAATAAACAAAACATTTACGACGCATGGGGTAACGGAGCACGTAACGTCCTATCCGTATTACCTACTGGCGGCGGTAAAACTGTAATTGTTTCGGATATTTTTCGCGAACACGTCGGCGCAAGTTGCGCAATCGCACACCGGCAAGAATTAGTAACTCAAATATCACTAGCTCTAGCACGCGATGAAGTTCGGCACCGGATCATTGGCCCGAAATCAGTTGTTCGCCTCGCCGTTAATATCCACATGGAAGAGGTCGGCACGTCATATTATGACCCGACAGCACCTTGCGCGGTGGCGGGTGTCGATACGCTTGTGCGTCGCTACAATGAATTGCATAACTGGTTGAATTCCGTAACGTTTTGGATGCAAGACGAAGGCCACCACGTATTAAAAGATAATAAATGGGGTAAAGCGGCAGCAATGTTCCCCAACGCCAAGGGGCTCGGGGTAACAGCAACAGCCGGACGCGCTGACGGTAAAGGGCTGGGTCGGCATAGCGATGGATTATTCGACACGATGGTTACAGGGCCATCGATGCGCGAACTAATTAACATGGGGTATCTAACCGATTATCGAGTATTCGCGCCGCCCTCCGATATCGATCTCACTAATGTAAATATCAGTAAGACAACTGGCGATTATAATAAGCATGGGTTAAAAATCGCTGTCGGCAAATCGCATGTTATCGGCGATGTCGTGTCGCATTACAAACGGATCGCATCGGGTAAATTAGGAATTACTTTCGTACCTGGTGTCGATATCGCTGTCGAAACAGCAGCGCAGTTTAATGCCGCGGGCGTGCCGGCTGCAGTCGTCAGCGCGAAAACATCCGACGCGGATCGAGTCGCTATACTTCGTAAATTCAAACGACGCGAATTATTACAGCTCGTTAACGTTGATTTATTCGGGGAGGGATTCGACCTACCCGCTATCGAAGTTGTAAGCATGGCCAGGCCGACCCAATCATTTGCATTATATGCGCAGCAATTCGGTCGTGCCCTTCGTTTGCTCGATGGAAAACTGGGAGCAATAATTATCGATCATGTTGGGAACGTTGAACGTCACGGGCTGCCCGATGCACCACGAGTATGGTCGCTCGATCGCCGCGAGAGACGCACTAAATCGAAGCCCGACGATGTAATACCAGTCAGGGCGTGCCCGGAATGTACGGCGGTGTTCGAACGGATATACAACGTTTGCCCTTACTGTGGTCATAAACCGGTACCGGCGGCCAGATCCGGGCCAGAGTTTGTTGATGGAGATTTAACCGAACTAGATGCAGATACATTAGCAGCGATGCGGGGCGAGATAGCGCGCGTCGATATGCACCCGGAAGCGTACCGCGAGCAATTAATAAAAAATCATGTGCCGAAAATCGGACAGCTTGCGCATGTTAAATGGCACGTTAAGCAGCAACAGGCGCAGGAGGCGTTACGAGCATCAATCGCATGGTGGGCAGGCTATCAGCGAGCGCAGGGGTACCCCGATACTGAGAGCTATCGACGATTTTATTTCGCATTCGGTATTGATGTAATGAGCGCCCAGGCATTGAACACGAAAGACGCATTAATATTGGCTGATAAAGTGAACCATCATTTAGGAGGGTTGGGGGTATGACACCCTATACCAAACAATCGCCGATATGGTTGGCGCTACAGGATGAAAACGACCCGAACCTGAATCCACATTATCGGCGATCGATTCGGTATTATAAAAAATTGTATCAAGCGTGGCCGGACTGGTGCGCTAATGATCCACGATTCAAAGAGATATATACAGAATCGAAACGACGGCGGGAGGCTGGCGAAGATGTCCACGTCGATCATATTATCCCGATTTGTTCTGATATCGTTTGTGGGTTGCATGTGCCATGGAATTTAGAAATTATTGGAGAGCTGGAAAATTTACGCAAATCAAACTTATGGTGGCCTGATCATCCATTTGAAATTTTGGAGTTATTCGCATGAAACATTTACGAGCACGAGCGATGGTCTATGCTTTTTTAATGGGCGTACCAATTCCCCCGAATGATATCGCTGCTGAAATAATGGTGGCTTTGTGTGCACATAGGTATCGAATATGAATCTTAATCAATGGGCGATTAAATGGGGTGTACCGTTCGAAGCGGTTGAAGATTTACGGCGCGAGTTCGGTACTCTAAACATACGAACGACACCGCTAACACCAAAATCGGGAGATAGCGAGGCAGCCGTACAGAATAATATACGACTTGAGGCGAGCCGGTTGGGTCTCAGGTTGTGGCGTAATAATACCGGTGCCGGTTATATGCAAGATGGCAGTTTTATTCGATGGGGTCTCGCGAATGATTCCACACAAATGAACAGTAAGGTTAAATCATCCGATTTGATTGGTATACGCCCGGTTCGTATCGAAGCGCACCACGTCGGGCATGTTATTGGTCAGTTCGTGGCGCGAGAGACTAAACCAGGTTACTGGAATTTTTCCGATACCGATCACGAAAACGCGCAGCTTAAATTTTTGGAAATTATTATCGCTATGGGCGGCGACGCAGCTTTCGCGATTGGCGAGGGCACCCTCTGAATACGTCATATTGACGAAAATATTAGTAACGGTTAATATAAAATCATGACAAGAGATCATATAAAACAAACCGCGATAGAAATGGTCAAGGAATCAGGATTGATTAATTTATCGCGTCGGGAGTTATGCAAGCGAGCCGGCGTCCCGGACGGATCATTTACCCACATAGTTGGCTATAATTTTTCCGAATTTATCAAAGAGCTGAAACCCGAGGTTGCGGATGTTTCAGTATTTCCGGTAAGTAAAACCCGTGCCGATCCGAAACTACGACGCGAGCATATCTTAAATACTGCTGTGGGCATGGCGCGCGATGTTGGCTACCATAAAATTACGCGAGACAGCATCGCAGAAGGTGCGGGCGTCTCCATGGGTTTGGTTACTCGATATTTTGGAACCATGAAACAGTTAAGGCGCGCAATAGTTCGAGCTGCGATTACTCAAGAGATACCCGAAATTATCGCGCAAGGATTAGCGAACGGAGACAACCAGGCAAAGAAAGCACCCGACGACTTAAAAGCTAAAGCCGTTGATTTGATATCGAATTATTAGGGATTCGTAATGCATTCATTACCCGATGCGCTCGCCCCACTGGCGGCGTACAAGCAATTTGTTCTCTATAAATTAGTCCCGAGTAAAAAACAATCGGGCAAAATGGATAAATTACCAGTCGATTGTAAGACAACGAACGTCGACAATGCGCACAATCCTGCGATATGGGTTGATGCTGATACGGCCATTAATACCGCCCATCTATTTGGCGACGATTACGGTGTCGGTTTTGTATTCACCGTTAACGATCCTTTCTTTTTTGTTGATATCGACGAATGTTTACAATCCGACGGTACTTGGTCGCCGATCGCAAACGATGTACTGGCAAGGCTTCCAGGTGCAGCGGTTGAAATATCGCAATCCGGGCGCGGTCTCCACATTATTGGCCAAGGCATTGCACCGGATCACGCCTGTAAAAATACGACACTGCATCTTGAGTATTATACCGACAGTCGTTTCGTAGCGCTCACCGGTACGAATGCGATCGGATCGGCAGCAACAGATTGCAGCGCAATGTTACCGGCCATGACCGCCGAATTATTCCCGCCGAAAACTGCAACGAAAGATCAAACATGGACGACCGCACCGGTACCTGAATGGAATGGCACGGAAGATAACGACGAGTTATTGGCCAAGGCACGGGCAACGAAGAGCGCCGCGGCTACGTTTGGTAATACGGCCAGCTTCGATGATCTCTGGACAGGCAACCAGGACGCACTTGCGGCCGCCTACAGCCCGGACAGTAGCGATAGCGGTAATCACGACGAATCAAGCGCCGACGCCGCACTCGCGCAGCACTTGGCATTCTGGACGGGTAACAACTGCGAACGAATTTTAAATTTAATGTGGTGTTCGGGATTGATTCGCGACAAATGGAACCGACCAGATTATCTTATTCGTACAATTACCCGCGCGGTATCGATGCAAGAAGTTGTTTATACCGGTGGTAGCGCTAACGATCCTATTGTCGACGATCCGATCGCAATACAATTCGGCGCCGCGAAACTGAAAGGATCGGACGGTCAAATTAAATGGGCCAGTAATATTCGAGCGCAAAAACTTATTGAATGTGCCGGCGAAGAAAGTTTAATTCTAAAACTGTGCGCGAGCCATGGGTCAGTTATTACCGCTAGCTTTTGGATTAATAACAGAAGCGAGACTGTCGAGGCCCTAATCGAAATGGTGACGGCTATTGATTCAGCAGGTCAGCCGCTTGGAAATATAGATGGCCCCGAGATTTTAGCCGGATACCAATTTCTCGGGGCAACACAACAGATCGAACATTTTAAAGGTTGCGTTTATATTCAAGATCAGCACCGGGTATTTACGCCAAATGGATCGCTTTTAAAATCAGAGCAATTTAACGCGACATACGGCGGTTATTCTTTCCAGCTTGAAGGCGACGCCAGCGGTAAAACAACGCGCAAAGCTTGGGAGGCATTCACCGAGTCACAGGCGGTGCGCTATCCAAAAGCCGAATCGATGTGCTTTCGTCCAGAACTGGAACCGGGCGCACTCGTGGCACAAGAAGGGCATATTTTAGTTAACACGTATGTACCTATCGAAACCCCGCGCCAAGTCGGAGACGCGACACCATTCCTAACACACCTTGCCAAGATATTGCCCAATCAAGGTGATCAATCTATTTTACTGGCATACATGGCCGCGTGTATTCAACATAAGGGCGTTAAATTCCAATGGGCTCCATTGCTGCAGGGTGTTGAGGGTAACGGCAAGACACTATTTACCCGATGCGTAGCGTTCGCGATCGGCGATAGATACGTCCACATGCCACCAGCGCACGAGATATCGGAGAAATTTAACGCGTGGTTATTTAACACATTATTTATCGGTGTCGAAGATATCTACGTACCAGATCAAAAACGCGAAGTTATTGAAATAATCAAGCCAATGATTACCAATGATCGATTGGCCCGTCGTGCAATGCAAACCGATCAAAAGATGCACGACACCCGATGTAATTTTATGTTCAACAGTAACCATAAGGATGCAGTCCGTAAGACACGAAACGACCGTCGATTTTGCGTGTTCTATACAGCGCAGCAAAGCCATAGCGATATTGAGCGCGACGGCATGAGTGGTGATTACTTCCCGGATATTTACAAATGGTTGCGTGGGGGTGGTTACGCCATTGTCGCTGATTTCCTGACGAGCTATTTGATACCAGACGCACTTAATCCCGCGACCGCTTGTCACCGTGCACCAGAGACCAGCAGCACCGACGAGGCGATTACAGCGTCAATGGGTGGCGTTGAGCAGGAGATCATCGAAGCAATCGACGAGGGGCGCCCAGGCTTCGCCGGTGGCTGGATCTCGTCAAAGGCAATACAGCGAATATTAGAATCTATGCACATGACACGGGCAATACCACACAACAAGCGTCGAGAATTATTGCAGTCGCTCGGGTATGACTGGCACCCTGCATTACACGAGGGTCGAGTAAATAATTTTATAGCGCTCGACGAAGGCAAGCCGAAATTATTTATTAAAAATGGCCATGTACACTGCAATCTGACAACAGCCGGCGCGGTAGTTAAAGCATATCAAGAATCTCAGGGAATATTAGCATCTACTAATACTAAGACTGCAGGCGAGGTATTTCGGTAATATTCCATATTGACGGTCTAGGCAAGATAGCATAGAATTAAGTTATTAATGGGAAGGTGGCGGAATTGGTAGACGCTGAAAGTCGGTAAAACGGCAAACGACATAAAGGAACCCGTCAAAGGGATGCCCGAGAGGATGTCGGTAATGTGTGGTTCGAGTCCCACCCTTCCCACCAAATAACATGGAGTTATTATCATGAAATTACTATACGTATTATTCATTGTATTAATCGTCAATTCCACGGTTGCATATGGTGGTAGCGCTAACTGTTTCGAAGGTGTATCGGCACAGATCATTACAAATGGATATCTTAACGAGTCTGATAGAACCCGGTTAATGAGTGATTGCAAGAAGTATCAGGATTTTAGATTGGGTGTGAAAAAGAATCCAAAGGGCGCATACATTTTAAACCGTAAAACTTTCACCTGTGGGAAACGAAAAGATTACGTGCATGTTTATAATAAAATACTTAAAGATGGCGGCACATATAATCCCATTATCGTAAATAGATATAAATCATGCAGGGTTATAAGAGCTTCGAAATTAACAGCGGTCCGAACTCAAAAGAATCCTAAAGATTCTATCGTAGAAATTCTATACCATGGCTACTATAGTGTTTATTTTCTTCACTCCCAATGGGTGCATAAAAATGAATTGGTACCCTACGCTAAACTTATTAATCGGCAGGTGAAATAGAATGCACAACGACCAGTTAGTTTTTGTCAATGAAGATGCGCGATCAGTGGATTTTGAATGCCTGGGTCGCGTTAAATTTATTACAGACCAGATATACGTTACTGATATAAAAACAGGCCGGGAAATGGGACCGTTCAAAGAGTCCCAACTTGTACCCGCCGCAATCTAGGAGTATGGAAGCATGGCTAGACCGAAGTCGAACGAATTAAAAATACCAAAAGGGTTTATTAGTACCGCATTTTTCTTTATGGGATGCGGCGCCGTGTTGGCCATTTTATCTATTATGGCGTTTAAACCGAAACCTATTCTCAGTACGGCCGAACTGGATATTAAAATCGTAGCTTTGGGGTTGAAAGAATCGAGAGCGCATTGCAGAGCAATGAAGGCGAGAAATTGGATTGTCGATACCAGTGGTTTAAATGTTAAATCGGGCTGTCCAAAATAATGAAAATCAAATACCAGAACTGGAACCCCCGCGACAACTCGATTGTATTGGTTAATACGGCCAATGATATTATCGAAGAGTACGAGACCGACGGCTATATCCTGACATTGCGACAGCTTTATTATCAGTTTGTCGCGAGAGCCCTTATTGAAAATACAGAACGCAGTTATAAAAATCTCGGTAGCATTATTACCAAGGCGCGAATGGCCGGGCTTATATCGTGGGAAGCTATCGAAGATCGAACCCGCGAGCACCACGCTTTTTGGTACGACGAAGACGAGCTAAACGCCATTAACGAACTCTCTCGTTATATTCGATTTGATCGGTGGGATCGACAAGATACATACGTCGAGGTATGGGTTGAAAAAGAAGCATTAGGAAACGTAATCGAACGAGCATGTTCGCCATTGCTGGTTAACTATATGGCGTGTAAAGGCTATCTATCTGCATCGGAAGCGTGGCGCGCAGGTATGCGGTATCAAAGAAAATTAAACGATGGCAAGCAATGCATACTAATTCATCTTGGCGACCACGACCCATCGGGTATTGATATGACGCGCGACAATCGCGACCGTCTCGATATATTTACCGAGGAAATGAGCGGCGTTGATGTACGGCGAATCGCGCTCAACATGGACCAGATCGATAAATACTCGCCGCCACCGAACCCTACGAAAATTAAAGATAGTCGATCCAAAGACTATATTAAAAAATTTGGTCGTACATCGTGGGAACTCGATGCACTGGAACCCCAAGTTATCGAAAAATTAATCACGAAAGAGATTAAACAATTTATCGATTGGGATTCGTGGGAAGAGATCGGCGAACTACAAAGAAAAAAACGCAATTTGCTGGATCAGATAGGCGAAAAATGGGACTGGATCAAGCAGCAGTTAGACGATGAATGAGTTACAACTATCGATGCAAACGACGACTAAAAGCCAGGGACGGCGACCAGTGCGATACGCGGGTAACGTTAAAGCATCCAATCGAATGGTATATAAACAAACCTAAATGTTCTGGCTGTGGTGCAGGGATTGTATATAACGATAAAGCGACTAAGCGTGCCAGTAAAAAGAGACGATGCGATTGTGACGGTTATCACTTCCCGCACGCGAAAGGTAGTAAGTGGTGCATCCATTACAAGGGCATATTAACTGACGAAGATTACGAGGATAGATACCGACATGGGCGTTAGCAATATATTATTAACCGCTACCAAAAGTTACGATCTTAGCGAAAAGGGCCACCTTTTAAACCCAAGTGATTGGGATACTGACTTTGCCAAAGAGCTGGCCAAAGCCGAAGGTACTGAACTAACCGACGAGCAAATTTCCGTGATTTCATTTATTAGTTGGTATCACCAGGAATATTCTATTTTCCCGGCGACAACTACTATAAGGCGACATGTTCGTAAGAAATTCGGACAGCATAGAACCCTGTATTCTATTTTCCCCAATGCGCTTGGCGGTGAACTTGCTCGCTATGCTGGCGTACCTGTTCCGACGGGTTGTATCTAATGCCAGCTATTGGACCGATTATAACTGCAGCGATAATTTTATTGATATTTGCTGCATGGTGGTTTGACCTAGGATGATTAGATAATGGTGCTGGCGTCTGATTACGTTAACTACGATCTGCAATGTTCGTATCAACCGTGTGGCCATGTAGTAACTAAACAATGGGTGCATAAAAGCGATACGACCCGATATTCCAAGGACGCCGTGGAGCATTGCCCGAAGTGTGGGTTATTCACAATGCACCCGGTCAACCCATTAATCGAAGCGATAGGGCGATACTATGATTGAAGCATACCCACTAAGTTGGCCCGAGGGCTGGCCACGCACTCACAACAACGATCGAACGTTCGGACGATTCAGTAAACAGACCCGACAGCATTCGAGTGCTGGTGATTATAGCTGGAATCGTAAAGGCGATATTTCTGTTTCTGAGGCGACTAAGCGGTTAACGATTCAATTGGATCGTATGGGTATTGATCGCGAAGATATTATTATCTCTACGAATTTAAAAACTCGTTTGGATGGATTACCCAAGTCGGGACAACGCGCCCCGGAAGATCCAGGCGCCGCCGTCTATTGGGAGAATGCGGAAGGAAATGCCCTCGTAGTAGCAATCGATTTGTACACCAAGGTCGAACATAACCTGGCAGCGATTGCGGCCACGCTGGACGCATTGCGCGGCATCGAACGATGGGGCGGTGCGAAGATCCTCGAACGTGCGTTTACTGGTTTCGCAGCGCTCGAACATAACCCGAATGGTCGCTGGCGCGACATTATTAAATATTACGGAGATAATATCGACGATGCGAAACAAGCATTTAGAGTTGCGATACATGCCGAACACCCCGACCATGGGGGTGATGCTGATAAATTTCAGATACTACTAAAAGCCCGCGACCAGATGCGGGCGGAGTTAGCGCAATGATGAATAAATATAAATTTGCTGTTGAATATGTTGGCCACGAAGAGGTTACAATTGTGGCTACTGATTTACCGGCAGCGGAAAAGATGGTCGAAAGTCTCCATTTCAAAGTACTCGACAAAACGTTGATCGATGTAGAAGAGCAATGCCCGCATCATCCTGATTGTGGATGTTCTGAAAGTGGACAATTATGTCAACGTAGTGATTTCGATGCCGAAGAACACTACTAAAGGCTGTCAGGCACGTTGGTATTGCAAGTGACCAATATAGTAGAGTGTGAAAATTGTAATGGTACTGGTGTTTGCCCTGAATGCTATGGTGATGGAAAAATATGGGAAGGTGAGGGGGAAGAGAAACACGATATATCTTGTCCTTGTTGCTCGGGTAAAAAGGCTTGCCCGGAATGTGGCGGTTCGGGGGAACGTGATGAATAAATATAAATTCGCTGTTGAATATGTTGGCCACGATCGTAACCTCTTCGTGGCTGATGATTTACCAGCAGCGGAAAAGATGGTTGAAAACCTCCATTTCAAGGTACTTGATAAAACGTTGAGTGATATCGAAGAGGACATTAACGATGAAAGCTAATATCGACGAAAGAGGGGTTTTACTAATTAGCCCTGAATCACCATTAGAATTATTTGCACTAAACGCTTGGTGGCAAGATTACAACCTACATACTGCACACGATAGCAAAGGATCGACTGGCATAGGCGTGGTGACACCATCGAAAGCTGTCATAGATGAATGGGCGTGACCAAACGTAAAGGCTGTCAGGCGCGATGTTACGGCGATCAGATGCATTGCGATCGATGCGGCCTGATGTGGGATATGAACGACTCAGAGCCGCCCAAGTGCCTGACAGACCGAGAATTCGGTATACAGGCTGCGCGGGTGTGGCTTGGTAGAATACGGGAGGTACTAGCTCAATGAGAACTGTAGCGGAAAAAAACCAACGTACCCTAATGCACAATATGGGTTTTAAAAATACGGGTGATATGCGTCGGATGATAAGAAAATATGCGCGTGCTCATATGAAACGAGGCGGTATAAACCCAAACGAACAGTGCGCCGTAAACTATAATTATCCATCAATGGGGGATTAGTCAATGGCTGAAATAGACTTACGGTTGTATATAAGCAAACGATTTAATCAGAATACCGATGGCGAAGAGGATATTTCGAATTTAATAATCGATCTATTCAACCGCGAAGATAAACATTTTACCGATTTGGTTGACGAGCGCGGCAATCTCGTTCGGGATAAATTGCGATTGATCGACGAACTCGACAAATCAAGCGAAGCCGTGCTCGAATTTTCCAGATTGTTCGAACAACACCACAGTCGAGCGGATCGGGCCGAAACCGAACGCGATGCATTACAAACAGCTCTCGCCGATCTACTCAAGGTGATTTCAGAAAATAACCTGATAGTTGGTGGTCGTGCGTATTTAGATGCTGCTAGAAAAGCTGTATTAGAAAGCATCGTTCGTAAGCCAATCAGGTACACGCCAAGCAAAAGCGATCCGATTAATTATGTGTTCGCAACTGGCGATTCGGACGCTTTAAATATTAATACTAAGGAGCGACGTTATAAATTTTGCCCATCGTGCGAATCGGTATCGATACCAATGGAACTTATAATCGGTTGCCCAAAATGCAAGTACGACGACGAGGACGACCATTTGGTTAATCACTGCGACGATTGTTGCGTCGCGCTAATGACACACGTCTACCAGGAGCTATGTAGAATTCATGAAATGGTATAAATTATGGGTACACGCTTACTACCCGCACGAATATTATGCTTTTCGCTTCAAATGGTTGCGATTCGTATATGACTGGTTCGTAAGCTTGGATATCCGCACTAATAAAGACGATGTTAAAGCGGTTGCCTGGACTATTGCTGTCGGTGTCATTGTTACTGCATGGGTCTGGATGGACATTACACAGCGGATCTATTCGTTAACTCAGGTCGATATAATAGAAATATTATTATTATACGTATTGCCGGGTCTGGTATTGAGTATAAAAATACCATTTAACTAATAGGAGTAATCAATATGGAAAATCAGCATCAGAAAATTAAAGGGTATCGCGAGTTAAATCAGGAAGAAATCGATTTAATGAATGAGATTAAAGAAAAAGGCGTCGAACTTGGAACGCTTATTGGTAAATGTCGCGAGGTAGATGTTTGTGAAGGTAAAAATGGCGACCGCGATCATGACAATGTGATAGACGAAGCGTCCCGCTGGCGTGAGATCGCTAAAACGCATCTACAACAAGGTTTAATGGCATTAACTCGATCAGTCGCAAAACCAGGCTTTTTCTGATAAGGTACGCGTGATCCTCCCCCT